CTGATGGAACAATTTTTAATCCACTCAGTGTGGACAGTCACTTACTGCCAGACACAGATGTAACATATGATTTAGGTAGTGCTACAAACAGATTCCGAGATCTATATCTAAGTGGCATGGTATTCCCAGATGCTACAGTACAGACTACCGCATATCTTGGCATAGTAAGCACTCACAGTGGACAGAATAGAATAGAAGTTGGCGGAACAATAGCAACAATGGATGGCTTATCAGTTAGACTTGTTTCCAGTGCTCCAGGTGCCAACGAAGTTGAAATAAACTATCAGCCTGCCGGCACTGAAGCTATCAGCGTAAACCGATACGGAACAAATGTATTAAGTGGTACAGAAATAGTTTCAAACGGAAATACTACCTGGTGGAACATAGACGACTTTACAACTGTCGGCGACGGCACTGAATTTACTGTAACTGACTATAGTGGTAAAATATATCGAGTAACAGTAATAATGGCTAACATTACAGAAGTATCTCCGGGGCCGATCACTGGTGATGCGTATTGTGTGATTGAACGATTAAAGTAACGGTAAATATACGATAAAGAGAGCGTATTATGGCAAATAGAATACCACTCATAGTAGACACCGGAGACGGCAATAAAATCAAAGAATTGCCCATAGGTGATAATTTAAATCTCTCAGGCTCAGGCGTTGTGGGAGCCACCACCATAGGCACCACCAGCATTGCAGCCACCACTGGAAGCATTGCTACATTCTCCACCAATGATGTCACAGTGAACACATCCATTGATTTGGGCAATATTTCAAGCATTACCATAGAAGGTGGCACATCAGGTCAAGTGTTGACCACAGATGGTGCGGGCAATCTCAGCTGGAGCACCTTGGGCAATTACAATCAAAGTTTAAACACCACAGACAATGTACAATTTAATTTTATCAATGCTAGAAGATTGGAAGCACCCATCAATGTCACTGCTGAAGTACGCACCAGCAGCACAGGCAGTGGCGTAAAAACTTGGCAATTCACCAGCATTGGAAATCTTATATTGCCCGTGGGTGGAGACATACGCAACAGTGATGGTAATTCCATCATAGGTTATACCAATATTCAATCAGATGTGTTGGCTGACACAGACAACACCAGAGACATCGGATCCAATGCTGTGAAATGGGCTGAAGGACATTTCACCAATATTTACGGCACATTGAATGGCAGTGTGGTGGGCAATGTTACAGGCAATGTCACAGGCACAGCAGATGTGGCTTCCACCATTGCTTTGACAGCCACCAACACAACCAATGCCACTCATTATACAGTTTTTGTGGATTCAGCCACAGGCAATGAATCTGCCAGAACCGACACAGGTTATACCTATAATCCCAACACAGGAGTGGTCAGCAGCACTGGCGTATCAGTGACCAATGCCACAGTGACTGGTACCACTTACAGTTATGACATAAGTTCCACTGGCACTGCCAATTTGACCACAGTGAATGTGGGCAACACACTGTCAGTCACAGCAGGTATTCAAGGAGATCTCACAGGTTCTGTGTATTCAGACAATTCCACACAGATGATCAATGGTGTCACAGGAAAAATTGTAGGCCCCATAGAAGTGAATGTGGCCAACATCAGCATATTGGGAGGCACACCCAATCAAGTGCTCAAGACCAATGGATCAGGAGTGCTCAGCTGGACTGATCAAACAGGTGGTGGTCCAGGACCAGCACCAATGGCATTGGATGATCTCACAGATGTCACTATCACTTCAGCAGCCAATGGACAGATTTTAAAATACAATGGAGCAGCTTGGGTCAACAGCACAGTGCCCATCAATACTTTTGGTATTTTTGCCACAGACGGTTCAGCAGTGACCATCACTCCTGCGGCTCTCAATGACACTTTCACATTTGCAGCAGGCACAGGCATAACCATCACGCCCACAGCATTGAGCAAAACTTTGACCATCACCAACTCTGCTCCCAATGTGACACAAAACGTGTTCACAACCATAGCAGTGGCAGGACAAAGCAATGTGGTGGCAGACAGCAGCACAGATACATTGACACTGGTGGCTGGCAGCAATGTGACCATCACCACAGACGCCACAGCAGATTCAATCACCATTAATGCTGTTCATCCCAACACATTCACCAACATAGCAGTGGCTGGACAAAGTTCAGTGCTGGCTGACAATACCAACGACACATTGACATTGGCTGCTGGTTCAGGCATCAGCATCACCACCAATGAAAGCACAGACACCATCACTATCACTGCCACCACAGTGAGTGGATTGGAAAGCAGAAGCACAGCCGCAGGCACCACAGGTTCATTGGCCAACGCTGCTTCAGGAGATTTAAACATCACAGGATTCAAAGGTTATGCGTTGTACAAAATTCAAACATCAGTGGCTGCTTGGGTAAGATTATACACAGACGCTGCCAGCAGAACAGCAGATGTGAGCAGATTGGAAACAGAAGATCCCACACCAGGATCAGGAGTGATAGCAGAAGTAATCACCACCGGCAATCAAACCATACTGATGTCACCAGCTGTGATAGGATTCAACAATGAAACATCGCCCACTACCACTATTCCAGTGAGAGTCACCAACAAGAGCGGCAGCACTGGCACAGTCACAGTGACTTTAACACTATTAAAACTAGAGGTTTAACATGTCAGACATGAAAGAGTATGTGGTTACTCTACGCAATCGTTCAGACATAGATGCTTTCTACGATGACATGGAAAGTGTGGGTGGAGATCTTTACATACCCAATCGCAGAGTAAGCATAGCACAACTGAGAGAAATCAGCAGAAACACACACTATTATCTCACTGATGAAGAAGCAGTTCAATTACGCAATGATCCCAGAGTGTTGGCCGTGGAATTATTGCCCAGTGTGTTGGGATTGGAACCCACTCCACACTGGACTCAATCAGGTAATTTTGAAAAATCCAGCACCATAGACACCAATGACAAAAATTGGGGTTTGTACAGAATCACAGCAGGCACAGCATTGACCAACTGGGGCACCAACGGAGCATTCACTCAGACCACACAGACTGTGAACACCACCAGTTCAGGCAAAAATGTGGATGTGGTGATTGTGGACGCACACATCAATCCCAACCATCCAGAATTTGCTGTGAACTCAGACGGCACTGGTGGCAGTCGTGTGAATCAATATGATTGGTTCACTCACAGTGCTTATTTGGGTTACACCACAGTGGGTGCATACAGTTATGCTTCTATCAGCAGCAATCACGGCACACATGTGGCAGGCACAGTGGCTGGCAACACTCAAGGTTGGGCTCGTGGCGCCAATATCTATCATATGGAATTTGATTATGTGGGAGGCAATGGACCTGCAGGTGATTGGACACTGTATATTTTTGATTATCTCAGAGCATTTCATCTCAACAAACCCATCAATCCCGCCACAGGCCGACGCAATCCCACTGTGGTCAATAACAGTTGGGGTTATAGTTATGGCAGCATCAATCTCAGCACAATCACTTCAGTCACTTACAGAGGAGTGACCACAGCAGTGACAGGCACAGATGCTCAGAAAAAAACCACATTGGAAGCTAGGGGAGTACCTGTACCAGCTGGCACATATCTCTACAGAACACCAGCTAGATATGCTGCTTTGGATGCAGACATTCAAGATGCCATTGATGACGGAGTGATTGTGATAGCATCAGCAGGCAACAGTTATTGGAATTGTGCCACTGCCACTGCCGCAGATTACAACAACAGTATTGTGTACAGTGGATTCACTTTGTTTCATTCACAAGGTTCATCACCAGGATCAGCTGACAATGTGATCTGTGTGGGCAGTTTGGGCACCACCACACAAGAGTACAAATCCAATTTCAGCAACTATGGCAGCAGAGTGGACATTTGGGCACCCGGCAGCAACATTGTATCAGCAGTGTATGATTCCACAGCAGCCGCAGAATTCGGCATCACACTGGTGAACGATCCTAGAGACACCAATTACAAATTGGGATCCATATCAGGCACCAGCATGAGCAGTCCTCAAGTCACAGGATGTTTGGCTTGTTTGGCAGAAAATCAACCTAGATTAACACAATCTGAAGCCAGATCTTATCTCACGGCCAATGCCAAAGTGGGACAGATAGGAAGCACAGGCGGTTTAGCAGGAGATTACACTTCATTGGGTGACAGCTCCAATAATAGACATCTATTCTATAAATTGGAAAGAGCTCTCACAGGCAATATCACAATAAACACATACAAAACTAGGCAAACCACAGGTGCTGCTTACCCAAGAACAAAAATCAGAAGATTTGGTTAAAAACGCAGAAAGATAAATACTGATATGCCCATAAGCACCATAAACATAGGAACAATTGCCAATGATGGCACAGGTGATGATTTACGCGAAGCGTTTATCAAAGTCAATAATAATTTTGCTGAATTAGACGCAAGAGATCCTGAAAGCACCACAGTGACCAATAGGCTCACAGACACCAGCACTGTGAAAGGATTGTTCTATCAGAAACAAGGTGTGGATTTACAATTCAAAAGTTTAGAAGCAGGCAGCAATATTTCATTCACCAGCAACAATGACAAAATCACCATCACTTCATCAGGCATAGTGAGCATACTGGTGTTTGGTGACACAGGTCCTCATTTGACCATCAACAGCACAGGCATGTTGGAAGTGTTTGGCACAGGTGGAGCTGCCACAAGAACTCTCAGCAATGGCACCACATTGGAAATAGAATCTTTGTTGGCCAATGAAAGTAATCCCACACTGAGTGCTACTCTTACAGGTGCTGGCAACGACATAGTGGGAGTGGATCAGATTCAAGCTACCAATGTGCAATCATTGGTGTATGGCATTGATGTGAGTGATAGAAATTCATTCATTGGATTTGACATGGGTGAAATCACTTTGGATGGATCCAACAATGAAAATATCACAAATTTATTGGATCTATACTTCAGTATCAATCCAGTGGACATGGGCACTATCGGTGCTCCCAATGCCACTGTGCATGACTTCGGCTCCATATAATTTCTCGATAAATACTTCGTATGAGCAACTTGTGGACACAGCCAACCGGATATTCTTTGGGCACTATTGCTGAAAGAACCATCACTTCCATCAATTTACCCTTGAACACAGTGGATTCTGTGAACCTGATAGCGGGCACATTGCCCAATGGATTAAGATTGCAAGGCAATGCCATAGTGG